GTTTAGTGGTGCCACAAGAGGTAGCAACATTAACTCAATCTTTAATTGCTGACACACCATTTGGTATGCGATCTTGGATTATTGGAACAGTTAGATAAATGTTGACTATCACTAATCATTTAGCTGCTTTTTGGACTGTTGTAGTAATGAATTGTATCCATCCATCTAACTGGCAAGCATGTCTTCCAATTCATGAATGGCTGATTCCAGAAGTAAGTCAGGGATTACAAATATATTTTGATAAAAAGTTGGATTTTTTGTATAAGAATGAGCGAGATTACCTAGATAATGTAGTCAAGTAAAACATATGAAAAGTTTTATTCGGTTCACTATTCTGGCAGTAATTGCTGCAATGATTTTTTTCATACCCAGGACAGCATATGCATTGGATGTGCAAATGGGGTCTAATGGTAATTTAGTATTTGATCCTTCAGAAGTCACTATTCAAGTTGGTGAATCTGTTCATTTTATCAACAATATGCTCCCTCCTCACAATGTTGTTGTAGAGGATCATCCAGAACTAAGTCACGAAGCCCTGGCAATGTTACCAGGTGAAGACTTTGAAGTTGCATTTACTGATGCAGGTGACTATACTTATTGGTGTGCTCCTCACAAAGGTGCTGGAATGATTGGAACGGTGCATGTGGAATGAGCGCATTATTTGTCTTTGGATTTATTGTATTACTAACATTTGGAATGCATGTAACATGGCCACTACCGTATAGAGGAGGAGGAACAAAATGAAAGTTGGAATGATTGGATTGGGTCGTATTGGTGAAGGAATGTCTCGCCGTATGATTGAAAAAGGAATTGAAGTTTGGGGTTACAGTAGCACTAACTATGAGAGTGCCTGTGGGCAATATGAAGCAGGATATATTAGTGGGTGTGTAACTTCACTAGAGTATCTTGTCCGAGCAGTTAAAATTGATAATTCTACTTACACTAGTGTAGGAAAAGTTCCTGGTATCTTTCAGATCACACTTTCAGAAAAAAAGGTAGAAGACACACTTGATGAGTTACTACCTTTACTTGAAGGAGGTGATATCATTATTGACTATAGTAGTAATGATGTTTCAAAATGTCAGGAACTAGAAAAGTATTGCTCTAAGTTGGGCATCTCATACATTTTCTCTGGTGTATATGGAGCACCTTATGCCATTGATTCTTGTTCTAAGATTTTTCAATCTCTATCTCCTGGTAATGTGATCTAATGCCACATGAATTTGACCCTGTTGAAGCACCTGTAGAGGGTGAAGTTGATAAGTGGGGTTTTACTATCAAACCAACTATCAGTGACGATGAATTAATTCTTAGGTGTCTAAGAAATGCTCCTTGTGGTTGTGATAGAAAACAGGCAATGAAGTTAATTAAAATCTACGAAGAGAAAACTAATGACCTTAGCTGATGTCCTACTTTGGGGAACGATACCCTTTCTATGTGCCACCATTTATTTCGGGTGCAGAAAAGGTGAAAATGTCTACTACGAAAGTGACAAGTATGACGGAAATGGAACAGCGCATTAAGATGAGACATGCGTTTGCCATGTCATCATTTGCTAGAATGTTTACTCCAAACAGAATCACATATGAGATGAGACATCTTTGCAATGAATGGTCTAAGATTGAAGAACAACCACCCCATGGTGATTTGTATAAAGTTGATCGTTACTTTCTAGAACTTTGGAAAAATAAAAACAACATTGCAAATTAATTCATATGGATTTAAATCACTTAATAATATTATTAATTCCCTTGATGTTTGGACTTGTTATATTTTTTGCAGCAATTCTTACAGATCAATGATGTTACAGTTCGCTAGATTCTGTGGAACAGTATTAAACAATCCATATGGATTGGGGTTCCTTTCAACTATTTTAATTTTTGTTCCTATCCTTGGAATGTGGGCTGTCCACAAATATGATTGGCGACATTGGGAACCTTTTGTAAAAAAACATCCCTAGATAATATGAATCTCCTTCTCCGTCCGCATGAAAACGTCAATGACCCAGTTTGGAGTGTTATTTTTAGTATTATCCTTCTCTTGATCGGAGTCGGATATTGTGTCTATACAATTTTAAATTACGATGATGGAAAAAACAATGCCCAGAAATCAAATCACGAAAATTGATATACTCTCAAGAGTATATAAAATGAAAACTTCTCTTTACGATGGAGAGCAAAGCGATAAGTCAGGTGAATGGCATGATGGTGCTCACAAAGCTTTAAATGATGTGCTTATCATCATTGACGAATTCAGAAACTAATGTTAAAATTCCTGAAATGAAATACACTCATAATTACATGAAGATTTTCCTAGATACCGCTGATACTAATATCATTAAAGAATACTTCAAAACTGGTTTGGTAGATGGTGTGACTACCAATCCAACATTGATCATGAAAAGTGGTCGAGATCCAGAAGATGTGTATCAAGAAATTAAAGATCTTGGTGTTCGTGACATCAGCATGGAAGTGGTTGGTGATGAAGGTCAAATGTATCGTGAAGGCAAGCGTCTTTATGAAAAATTTGGTGATGTATGCACTGTAAAGGTCCCTTGCACCCGTGAAGGACTAGCAGTCTGTAAATCACTCTCCGATCAGAATATCAAAGTCAACGTCACATTAATCTTCAGCGCCGCTCAGGCGGTGTTGGCAGCAAAGGCTGGCGCAACATATGTTTCACCTTTCGTGGGACGCCTTGATGACCAATCCGTGGCGGGTCTAGAGGTCGTTCGTTCTATCTCTGAACTCTATCGTATTCATGGTGTCAAAACTAAAGTTCTTTCAGCATCGATTCGTAACGTTCAACGTGCTGTTCGTTCGTGGTATAATGGAGCTGACATCTGCACCATGCCACCAAAGGTATTTGATCAGATGTATGATCACATTCTGACTGATAAAGGTCTAGAGATCTTTGACAATGATTGGAAAGCAGTCCAAAACCAAAAGTAACTTTTTAATTCCATATATCGGGGCAAAATTCCCCAGGCTTTTTTCGTTCTATAGGATTTTTTAAAAATGGCACAAGGATTTGATGTAGATGGTGTAGAGGTTGAAATTCCCGCTGGAGACATGAGTCGTCTTATCAAAAGATATAAGAAATTGAAAAAATATGAGAAGTCAACTCTACATACCATCCAAAAACTAAATGGTAATAGAACTATCATTGATGAATTGACTGAAGAATCTCAGAATTTTGAACAACTTGACTAAATAACGTATGGGGTCTATAATAGACCTGTCGTTCATCCCCGTTGAGGGGACGCAAGTAAGTCGCGGAACGGAGCGTTCATCCCATGTTTGAATTACTTTTGTATACAAGCCTCACTTGTTCTCAATCTGAAGCAATTATGTTTCGGATGCAAAAGAATGAAAACATTCCTCCCGAATATAAGGTTGAATTGATTGAGGTCATGAAGGAGTCAAATCCTGATTGTATATGGGACGCAAACGACTAAAGGAACGGATTAAAATCCAACTACTTTAGGAGTTCAACATGAACACACTTAATCTCATCAGAAAGCAGATCAACAAAGCATCTGCCCTTCACGACGCACAAGTTCTTCACACCTCATATCGTGGTGTTGAGTATAATACTCGTTGTGTAGAATCTAAAGAATCACATGGTACATTCTGCTACCGTGGTCGTCTTTACACCAAGTGATTAACGTAAGTTAAAGAAGAGCGGGGTTGCGGCCCCGCTTTTTTATGGTATGATAGGTGGGAACGTCAGACATGCCATGGATCAAACTCATATTTGGAAAGAAAGGTATGATGCTCTCTATCGTTGGGTCGAAGAAAATTGTGTTGGGCAGATTTTCAAAATGATTACGGAATCAACAGATGACGACTGGCAAGATTTCTGGTATAATGAGGAGGTTGATAAAGAACCCCCGATGAACGAACTCACCGATCTTCATTACGAGAGGATTGCTTTCCTTGAGTCTGAGATCTGTCAGAATGAGCAAGAAATTGCTACTCTAAAAGAGCAGATTGATATTTTAAGTAATGGACGGATTTATGACTGCTGATATTCGTGAAAATTTAATCACCTATGTTGAAGAATATTTTTGTGAGCAAATCACAAATTTAATCGATACAAAAACTAAAGAAGATGCTGATTCTTTTTATCAAGAGTTTGTAGTTGATGGTGAAGAACCAGAAGAATGGTTGTTTATGGATGACTTGACTATTGAGGGTGGCCATCTATAAATATAGAAATAAGATTAACAGGCCTTTAGGCGAATATAATAGATGGCAAACAGAATCCGTATAAAAAGGTCATCCGAACCTTCAAAAAGACCATCACACGATCAACTGCAATCAGGAGAAATTTCACTCAATACTTATGACGGCCGTTTATTCTCTGTTAGAGATGAACAGGTTGTTTTGGGTATTGGGTCTACAGTAACTCTCTTAACTCCTTGGACAGAAAATATTGGTGGTGGAATTTATTATGCAGATTCAAGTGTAGGTATAGGAACAACAGTACCATCTTCAACTTTAGATATTGTTGGAGATGTAGATATATCTGGTGCTTTAGCACTTAATCGCATAAATTCAGATCCATCAACCGTTAACAATCACGCACACATTTACTCAAAAGATGTAGCATCTAATGCAGAAGTCTTTGTGAGAGATGAAAGTGGAAATGTAACACAAATATCTCCTCACAATACAGAAGGTGATTGGGTATATTACTCTCAAAATGTAAAGACTGGAAAGAGAGTAAAAATCAATATGGAAAAAATGATCAAAAAACTTGAAGAAATTACTGGCGAAACATTCTTTGAAGAATATGTACCTGGGCTGGCGATTTAGAATTTCGTGCTATACTAGATAATGTGCGTATAAATTGTTTGCATGTTTACAACTGGAATGGGGGTCGAGTACCGTGGATTTGTGGGAGTCATTGACTTTGTATGTTGGAGGTACATAAGGATCAAACTACCCTGTGCAGAAGGTAGGGATAATCCATTACTGCTTGTCTATTCAGAATCTCAAGAACACGTTGTAGTTTTAAAAGATAACTCATAATGACATTCACTTTATATTCAAAGGACAATTGCCCATACTGCCAAAAGCTAAAGCACTTGTTTGACTTGACAGAACAAAAGTACATGGTCTATAATCTTGATGTAGACTTTACTAAAGATCAGTTTTATGATGAATTTGGGGTGGGTAGTACATTCCCTCAAGTAACCACAGAAAAATCGAAAATAGGGGGATGTAATGACACCATCAAATTCCTCAGGGAGCAAAAAATCCTCTGACTTGCCCATAAATAGAGGCGTAGACCTAATTCTTAACGGAGTCAAAAGGCCAAAGCAACTATTTGATCTAAATTTTAAACAAAGATTTAGATTGCTCAAAAGAGAATTATCCTTGCATTTCAAGTTCTCTTTTAATATTAAAAAATAAAAAGTGTAGGAGATGTCCCATGTTAGCAGTCTCACTTGTTTTAGGAACGTTCCTTATTATTGGTGCTTTTCTTACGGGTTCAATTTTTGGGTGGATAATTAGAGAGAATGTAGTATCTTTTAATGTTCCCCAAGGATTACATCCAGAAATGTACGATGAAGAAGGAGGACTTCTCCCAGACCAACTAATCGCATTTCGCTTTGAAAATCTTGATAACGAAGAAGAAGATTATGACTAAAATGGAGTTTATTATTCATGACTAAAAAATTACCACCAAATCCGCTTCAAACTGAAATCCTAAAAGCGGTATCAAGTGCAAAAACCAAGGTAGAAAAAGTCAATCTTTTGCGAGAATATCGTAGTCCAGCCTTGGTTTCACTTTTGATTTGGAACTTTGATGAATCAATCACTAGTGCTCTACCAGAAGGTGTGGTTCCATATGAACCCAACGACAAACCCATTGGAGATGGAATCTCACGTCTGGTAAGTAACCAAAGAATGTTGTACAACTTTGTAACTGGTGGCAATATCGATTTGTCACGTACAAGACGTGAATCCCTTTTTATCGAACTACTAGAATCTCTTCACAAGGATGAAGCAGAGTTACTTTGCTTAGTAAAGGATAAGAATATTGGAAAGAAGTATCGAGTCACCAAGAACGTTGTTGCCGAAGCCTACGAGGACATCAAATGGGGAAATCGGGCCTAACTTTATGACTTGGACAGAAGAAGAAATTAAAAACAGTCGGCAAAAGTATGGGATCACAATTGTAAAAGCAAATTGTGATCCTAAGGATGCAGAAGATAAATCTCTTCCAACAGATGCATATCTTGTAGAATATACAATTGATGATGAAACTTTTTATGACATCATAAGAGCTGCAAAACAAGTAAAAATGTTTGATATGTATTGGGATAAATTCAAAAATGGATTTGTTGGTTTTAGTTGGGCAAAAGGATCTGTTAATCCCAAAATGTGGGGATATCAACCACCCGATAAAAAGAAAAAACGCTGAAAATGTGCTAAGATGTACGAAGAACTAAATTGTTTTGAAGAAGCACTGAAGCACTTCGGAACAAGAGTCGAGATCATCACTGCTATGGAAATGGCACGTAAAATATCACCTGAAGATGCATATCAGTTGATTAAAGATGAACTCAAAGATGTTAAATTATGTCGTAAACAATTTAAGAATGAATCATGTTAAACTGATCTCTGTTACTCCTGATGCAGAGAAAAATATTGCGTATTGTGCCCGTGTAAGCAACCCCAATAATCAAGAGAACGAAAAGATCGCTGGTCTTCTTAAATACTGCATCAATCATAAGCATTGGAGTATTTTTGAGCAAGCATATATGACTCTGGAGATTACTACGACCAGAGGCCTGGCGGCTCAAATCTTACGTCATAGATCGTTCACATTCCAAGAGTTTTCTCAACGGTATGCTGATAGTTCTATGTTAGCAACTAAGATTCCTCTTCCAGACTTGCGTCGTCAAGATACAAAGAATCGTCAGAATTCTACTGATGATTTAAATGCTTTCCATAAGCAAGAGTTTGAGATTGCTATCGAGAGACACTTTGCTTCTGCTATGGATCTATATCAGACTATGCTTGATCACGGTGTGGCAAAGGAATGTGCTCGTTTTGTGCTTCCTTTGGCCGTTCCGACTAAAATTTACATGAGTGGCTCTATTCGCTCATGGATCCATTATATTGATCTGAGGTCTGCTAACGGAACACAGAAAGAGCATATGGACATTGCCAAAGAGTGTATGTGTGTTTTTGCAGGAGAATTTCCTGTAATATCCGAAGCACTTGGGTGGGTGAGTCATACTAAATAATTTTGTTAGGATTTTAATTTATGGCAACATATCCAGTTGTCCACCTTAAAACAGGTGAGACAAAAGAAGTGAAAATGAGCGTTCATGAATGGGACCAGTGGCGTAAAGAGAATCTAGATTGGTCAAGAGACTATTCTGATCCAAGTACTTGTCCTGGTGTGGGTGAAGTTGGCGAGTGGAAAGATAAACTCGTCGCCAAGAAACCTGGTTGGAATGAGGTGCTCGAAAGAGCATCGAAAATGCCTGGTGCAAATGTAAAAAAAATCTAGTAAAAACTTCTTATGCCTGCAAAAAAGAGAAAGAACCAACAGCAACCAATCGGAGTTGGCCTTACTGCCAAGCAGATGAAAAGGAAGAAACCAATCAACTCCGATTTACTTCTGGACATTAATCCATTAACGGATAATCAAAGAAAATTTTTTGAATCCTATTCAGAAGATAAACACTTAGTTGCTTATGGGTGTGCTGGAACAGGAAAGACTTTTATTGCACTCTACAATGCGCTACAAGACGTTCTTAATGAAGTTACACCCTATGAGAAGGTTTACATCGTAAGATCTCTTGTAGCGACCAGAGAGATTGGTTTCCTGCCTGGTGATCATGAGGATAAGTCATCTCTTTACCAGATTCCATATAAGAATATGGTGAAGTATATGTTTGAGATGCCTACAGATACAGACTTTGATATGTTGTATGGCAATCTTAAAGCTCAGGAAACTATCAGTTTCTGGAGTACTTCATTCATTCGTGGTACTACATTCGACAATGCAATTCTAATCATTGACGAATTCCAGAACCTAAACTTTCACGAACTAGACTCTATTATCACTCGCGTTGGTGAAAATAGTAAGATTATCTTCTGTGGGGATGCCACTCAAACTGATCTTACCAAAACTAATGAGAGAAATGGTATTGTTGATTTTATGAACATTTTACGCAAGATGCCATCTTTTGATCTGGTAGAATTTGGTGTTGACGATATCGTAAGATCTGGTATAGTTAAGGAGTATTTACTTGCAAAAATGGAATCTAATTTATAATGTTTAATCATATTGATATCCCTTTTGTTAATGAACTAGAAAGAGAAGAAATCGAAGGTGTTAGACACTATGTTGTACCTAACACCCAAGATGTAAAGTTTGTCTCGATTACTTCAGTGTTGAGCTGGATTAACCGAGACAAATTTGCTAAGTGGAGAAAAAAAGTTGGTAATGAGGTAGCAAACGAGATTCTCAGAAAATCATCTAGTCGTGGCACTGACATGCACACTTTGACTGAACATTATCTAAAAAATGAATCTCTTCCAAAAGTAAATCCACTTCCAGAGATGTTGTTTAAGATTGCAAAACCAGATTTAAACAATATAGACAATATTCATGGTCTTGAAAAGAGACTATATAGTATGAATCTTAAAGTCGCTGGAACAGTAGATTGTATAGCAGAGTATACTGGTGAGTCAGGAGAACCTGAGTTAGCGATTATCGACTTTAAGACAAGCAAGGCACCAAAACCCAGAAGCTGGGTAGATGGATACTTCGTACAATGTGCTGCATATGCTTGCATGTTATACGAGCTTACTGGTATAATAGTGAAGAAGTTTGTAATTATCATGTCATGCGAAAATGGGGAATGCGAAGTTTATGAAGAATATGACAAAGCCAAATACATCAATATGTTGGGTGAATATCTACGGAGATTCAATGAAAAATGAACTAAAAGAAGAACTCGAAAAGAAATTCATCACCTCAGAAAAATTCTGTCAAGAAATTGAACAGATTGTGCTGAATGAGAAATTAAATTACATTGATGCTATTGTATTTTTCTGTGAGAAAAATAGCATTGAAGTTGATACTATTTCAAAGTTGGTAAGTAAACCACTGAAAGAAAAACTCAAGTGGGATGCTATTCGACTTAACTTCATGAAAAAAACATCGAAGGCTAAATTGCCAATCTAAATATGTCGGGGTCGAGGAAAGTATGAGCGATTTTATGAATTCAGAATTCGTTCAAAATGAAATGGACGAAGTTCAACGTCTACAAAAAAAAATCTTTGAAGACCTTGTTAGTTATGATAATCTTGACCGTGAGGATAAATTAAAACATCTCGAAAATTTTGAAGAACTCATAGAACTTCAAAGTATTCTGTACACACGCATGTCTTTGAGTGATGATCCAGAAGCTATTGAAAGACGAGAGACCATTCAAGATTTTTTGATGATGATGACCTTTGAAAACTCCCACGATGTTCATGCGGTTTTTGCCGATATGAAGAACACCATTGCCAAGTTGAGAGAAGATCTTGACACCTGACCGAAAACCCTCTATAATAAACACGTTCACAACACAGGCCAAATCCAATGTCCTTTTCCGATCTAAAGAAAAAATCCAATCTAGGTTCCCTCACCAACAAATTGGTGAAGGAAGTCGAAAAAATGACCAAGACTGGTGGTGGAGACGATCGTCTCTGGAAACCACAACTTGACAAAACTGGTAACGGTTACGCTGTAATCCGTTTTCTCCCTGCCCCCGATGGCGAAGATCTGCCATGGGCAAAACTGTATTCCCACGCCTTCCAAGGCCCTGGTGGTTGGTTCATTGAGAACTCTCTCACCACTCTCGGACAAAAGGACCCCGTATCTGAATACAACTCACAACTCTGGAACAGTGGTCTAGAGTCTGATAAAGATGTCGCTCGCAAGCAGAAGCGTAAACTGTCTTACTACAGCAACATCTATGTTGTCAAGGATCCCGTCAATCCTGACAACGAAGGCAAAGTCTTCCTCTTCAAGTTTGGTAAGAAGATCTTCGATAAGATCACTGCTGCCATGCAACCTGAGTTTGAAGATGAAGAACCCATCAACCCCTTCGACTTCTGGCAAGGTGCCAACTTCAAACTGAAGATCAAGAAAGTTGCAGGTTACTGGAACTATGATTCTTCTGAGTTCGCACGTCTTCAGGCTTTGCTTGATGATGACGATGCCATGGAAGCAATCTGGAAGAAAGAGTATTCTCTAACTTCTCTAGTTGCTCCCGATCAGTTCAAGACTTATGAAGAACTGAAGACTCGCCTTGACTATGTTCTTGGTATGAAGGGCACTCCTAAGTTCCAAGATCAAGAAACTGTTGAGGAAGAAGAACAGTTCCGCCGCGAGAATCGTGGTGCTGCAGCACCTATGCCAGAGTCCATGCGTAGCGAACTAGATTCACTTAGTGAAGGTCGTGACTTTAATAGTTCTGATACCACTCCTAGTTCCACTGAAGAAGAAGATAATACTCTAAGTTATTTCCAGCGTCTTGCTGATGCCTAATCGTAAGACTTGAGTCTGATATTATCAGACTTAATCGTCTTCTGATCAACATACTGGGAGGATCTGTCGTAAGATAGTTCCTCCCTTAAGTCTATCAGGGCTTGAGTAACAAACTCTCCTTTAAGAAGAGTGATTGATCTCTTCTCACCATTTTTACGAACTTCATATTCGTAATTTGTTATTGATCTTATGGGACGTAAAATACTTGTTGTATCATCTGGATCTACAATTTCAAAATCGGAATCAACAACGATTCCTTCAGGATAGATCAAACGATTCATATCATCTCTGACTTCTGTTGATTCGTAGAAAGCAATATCATTAATTTCATTACCATATTTTTCAACGGTGAAGTTATATAATTCTTGATCAGATAAAGGCCACTGATCTCTTACATTGGTGATATTGTTGCAGATTAAAACCAACCAATCAAGTTCTGGGTTTTCGTAATAATCATTTGCAACAATATCTGGTCGTTGACCCTCTCTTATTTCATAACTATCAAATGCAGTCAACTCAGAGATCAGATCATCTCTGAGTTTTGCTCTCCTAAAAATATTTTTAATTGTCACATAATCTCTATCGGAAGCTCTATCAGATAGAGGTGATGGATATTGTACGTTGGGAAGTTCTTTAAAATACATCAGTATCCTACTCCAATTTTACCTTCTTTTTCATCATAATCATCGGCATAGACAGGTGCCAGTTCTTGGAATGCCAATGACACATTTATGAGTGTTGGTGTTCCATTTTCATATACTGAGTATGTTCCAGAACCAGTATAGTTAACAGATATATTTGTCAGTGCCATTTGCTTGAATCTATTCAAGAATGGATGATCACCACTACCACTTTTGAATTTGAGTTCAAAAATATCTGGTGTGCAAATGAATATTTTATTAGATGTCCGACTTGGTGACATACTCTTTTTCATCACTCTCAGGATTCTCTTCACCATGCTACCTTCTGTTTCACTTCTTGGTGATAGTTGATAATTAAATTGAAAAGTTCTAAGTCCAGGGCCATCAAAGAGTAGTTCCATGTTTGGATTCAGGACTTGACCAGTTGTTCTTGCTAGAACCTGACCAAAACTAACCTGACTACCAAATCCCTGAATAATTTTTTGAGAGATAAGACTTGTAAATCCTTTAGCAGTACTCTCCATCCCCAAAACTTTTGCAGCATCTTGACCAGCTTGCACCAATTCTGGGAGAACATTGTTTAGATCAGCTTCCATTATGTCCTGTGATCTAGTCATACCAAATTCTTCCAAGGCATTCATACTGGCACCATTCCAAGTCACGCCATTAGCAGCCACAATATTTGTTGGAATTGGTAAAATTATAGACGCAACGGAAGTTGGTTTTTGATATCCCACTCCACTAGATAGATTTCTTTTCGTCACACTCCCACTTAATGCTTTAGATGGTTTATACTTATTAATATTCATCAAAAGATAATCCGACTCTTTTTCAAGAGTTGCTAGTGGATATCTGAGAGGCTGGGAAACCATTTTATCTTTTTAAATATTTAGACGATAATTTTGATAGGGGATACTTCTCAGATCACTTAACTCAGAAGCTTTGAATAGATGAACTTCACCAACTACTTCTTCGTTGGTATAGTTTCTAAAATTTCCCCAGTGATAATTAATTCCACGAAATCCCCACTCAAACACACCAACAACAGCAACTAAAGGATTCTGGTCATACTGAATAAAAGGAGTTTTTGGGCCATAAACAAAGGTACAGTAATTGCCAACTTCAAGATCAGTAGATTCAACTGTCTCTGGTAGAAGTTCTAGAATCTCTACCATTAAATCATCAGGATCCTCTGCACCAGTCATTTTATCAATCAGAGTTTGAATTCTACTGGATGATTGTTGTTTTTGTTTGAGTGTTTTTCTTGGCATTACCTAATACCTAGATCATCTTCAGTAAGAATTTTAAATTGCCATTTACGATCTTTACAGAAGTCTATTGCAGCCTTCCACTTTGCCTGATTCTTGGCATACTCAGTCACTTCATAAATGTATGACTTTGTTTTTTTGCTTTGAACTTTTGGTTCTTTGCACTGTTTTTTGGGTTTAACTTCAACCACGTATTTGGCAATACTTCCATTACTTTCACGGACCTTGATGTAGAAGTCTGGAAAGTATCTGTGAACTCTGGAATCAATTGGTGAGCGATATGGAATCCAGAACTCTTCACTACCCCATTCAAGAATGTTCTCATTTAGGTCACAATAGACCATGAACTTTCTTTCCCAAAGAGACCTATAAATAATGTTAGTTGGGTCTCCTCTATACTTTTTTGTGTTTGAGGGGATAAATTTACCTTTATATGACATTCATAAAAATTTTCACTATAGGTATTTAGAGTGCCAAGTCCAAAAAAAATTTCGGATATCAAGAATACCATATCTAGAGTTGCTCAAACATCTCACTATGAGGTAATGCTTGGTGGATTTTCATCCAAACTCAGGAGCAATTTTAGTGATTATTCAATTTATAAAAATTTTATTGCAAGAGATCTTGGGCTATTGTGCTATGATGCAACTCTCCCTGGTTCATCGCTTGCGACAACTCAGATTGAAGGAAACTTCACTGGTGTTCAGCAACAGTATGCACATACAAGAATATTCAATAATATAACTCTAGGTTTCTATTGTGATTCTGATTACAATGTTCTAAAGTTTTTTGAATCCTGGATTGATTTTATTAGTGATGGTGGAACAGCAGATAAAAGAAATAAAGGATATTTTTATAGGATGAGATATCCAGATCAATATAAATGTGAGGGAATAAGAATCTCAAAGTTTGATCGAGATTTTAGGAATGGTGTTCAATATAATTTGGTTTCTGCATTTCCAGTATCAATTAGCGGAACACCAGTTTCATATGAGGCATCAAATTCAATCTTAAGAATCAGTGTTGATTTTAACTTTGATCGTTATATCATGACCAGTCTTGGTAGTTCTGGTGGATCTGGTGGATATGCAAATGCAACATCTGCACCAACACTTTCTGATCTATTTGATTTCAGCAATACTTTTAGTAGTAACAAAAATAATGGAGGATTCCAATATAATTCTTCATTGGAAGGATATTTCTCATCATCAAATTCCAATAATACAAATCAACTCAATCAGGCATTATTGGATAACTGGATAAACTCCAAGTCACTAAGTTGGGATCCAAGTGCGGCTGCCTCATCTGATCAGTTGAATTTTGTCTCAGCATCATAATAAATAAAAAAAATATCATAGTATATTATGCCTTTACCTAAGTCTACGACTCCTGTATATGAACTTGAGTTGCCTTCAATCAAGAAAACAGTTAAGTATCGTCCTTTCCTCGTTAGAGAAGAGAAAGTCCTCATCATGGCACTGGAAAGTGAGGATATGAAGCAGATTAGTGAGGCTGTCAAAAATGTCCTATCTGCATGTATCATGAGCAGAGGTATTAAGGTTGATACTCTATCAACATTTGATATTGAGTATCTATTTTTGAATGTTCGTGGCAAGTCTGTCGGAGAACTGATTGATGTTGTTGTCACTTGTCCAGATGATGGGGAAACAAAAGTAGAAACACAAATCAATATTGATGATATTCAAGTAAAATTTGACGAGGATCATTCTAGGGATATTAAATTGGACAATGACCTCACTCTCAGGATGAAGTATCCAGCACTTAGCGAGTTTGTGAAAACAAATTTCAATGGTGAAGATATTGGTGTTGATCAGGGGTTTGAAATCATTTCAAACTGTATTGATCAAGTTTATAATGAGGAAGAATCTTGGAGCGCATCTGATTGTACCAAGAAAGAACTCAGTGAGTTTGTTGGCAACTTGACATCTTCTCAGTTCAGTAAGATTGAGAAGTTCTTTACTACGATGCCAAAATTGAGTCATACATTGAAGGTGAAGAATCCTAAGACTGATGTTGAAAATGAAATTGTTCTTGAGGGTCTGGCATCTTTTTTCGGATAGCCCTGGCACATGAGTCTCTGACTTCATACTATCAAACTAATTTTGCCTTAGTTCAGCACCATAAATATAGTTTGACGGAGTTAGAAGATATGATGCCATGGGAAAGAGAAGTATACGTTTCTCTTCTCCAAGCATATCTAGAGGAAGAAGAATTAAAACGTAAACAAGCAAATGGCATCTAAGATAACAATCGACACATCCAAACTTTTACCTGCTGTAGGCCAAACCTCAGCAGGTCGTGGTGGTGCAATTGTTAAATCAACTGGTGGTGGGATTGTAAGAAGTTTAGGGCAATCATTTTCTGGTGCTGTACAAGAAATAACTAATGTTAGAGAGAAGCAGCAGCAACAAACATTCACGTTTCTCTCTAGACAATTACAGGCAATCAATAATAATATCTTAGCCGTTGCGAATAATATTACGGCACTCACAAGTGCATTGCAGGCGGATACAAGACAAGAAGAAGCAAATATACAACAAACAAGAGTTCAAAGAATTAAATCTGCGGAGAAAGAATCTTTTGGTCGTGCTGAGAATATTCTAGAGAGTAGAATTGTTAGGGCAATAACAAAACCAGTCAAGAAAATTACTGGTGCCGTTCAGGGTGGATTGAATAAACTTAAAAATGCACTCATGCTTCTTTTTGTTGGATGGTTGGGTGATAAAATATTTAAAATGTTCCAGGCAGATGCCGAGGGAAATGAAAAAGAATTTGAGAATCTAAGGAATCAAGTTGTTATTGCTCTAGCAGCTGCTGGCGGAGCATTTTTAGCATTAAATGGTGGATTGCTTGGAATAATGAAAACTATTGGTGGAATAGCAGCTTCTGTTGCTGGATTTCTACTCAAAAAACCATTCCAATGGTTAAAGAATTTATTTTTCCCGGCTAGAAGACCTCCAGTAACTGGTGGCGGTAAAGGTGGTCGTGTTCCCCCTGTCACTGGTGGCGGTGGTACTGGTGGTGGTCGTGTTCCCCCTGTCACTGGAGGTGGTCGTACTGGTGGTGGAACTACATCACCACCTCAAACTAGAGGTGGGTTGGGTGGAATTTATGATAGGTTCAAAGGTGGTCTTGGTAGAATGGTCCCAGGTCCAATCAAAAATAATGCGCCAAAACTGAAGAACTTATTTGCAAGACCAAAAAATGCAGTTGTCGGTCTTGGAAAAGGACTACTTCCATTTTTGGGCAAAGTTTTAGGTGCAGCTACTTTTGTGCTTGGTGCAAGAGATAGAATAAATCGTGGTCAAAGTCCAACACAAGCAGTTCTTGGATATTTGCCAGAATTCTTATTAACTTATGGTGGTGCAAAAATAGGATTAGGAGCAGGAGCTCTTGCTGGTGGTGGAATTTTGAGTGTATTATTAGCTATTGCTGGTGCTGGTCTTGGTGGTATGGTTGGTGGAATGTTAGGTCAACCAATCACTAATCTTATTGATAGTAATTGGAATCCAGAATGGGACAAAGCACTTGGTTTTATTAATGATCCCATTAGTAAATTCTTAGGAGATAAGGGATTGATTGAAAAAGCGGGAGCATCTACTTCAGAAACTACACCTACGGCAAAGGAATCTACTGCTCCTGGTAATGGGTCTGCAGTAAATCCAATACCAGATCCTAAATCTCCAACTGCATCTGCCGTAACACCATTATCAACAACAGAACCACGCGCAAGAGATTTAGCCGGGAGAGGCCCTGCAGAAGGTCAACCAACGTTTATTGATTTGACTGGTGGAATGTATAATAATGATAAGCAGAAGAAAAGACAAATTTACCCAAGTACTACTGGAAAGAATGTTCCTCATATTCCAACTTCTGATCCTGCTAATCCGTTTAGAGATTTTGCAAAGTCGATCTACAATGTTGCGGTGTAAGAAATGGCAGAAATTAACACACCAGTACTAAGAAACGTATTCAAAAGATCCAGTATAGATGAGCAGATTTTATCTCTGAGAAAAAATTCTATATTTGCAAGAAAGTCATCAATAAATGCAAGAAAGGTATTTGCAAGAAAGACTTTAGTTTCTGCTAAAGCTCAACAAACAGAAAAGAGAATAAACTTTTTATTTGAAACTAAGAATCGAAGAAGAAGGAGAGAAGAATTAATAGAAGCAAATTCCACAAAGTCTGGATATATTAGTGGCGCAGTAAAAAATGCTCTAAGTCGAGGTAAAGGATTCATGGGTAAAATCATGGATTCCTTAGGATTTCTCTTACTTGGTTGGTTGGTCAATCAATTACCAAGAATTCTAGCGTTCATCGATACTCTGAAGTTTCGTATTACCAATATCATTGATGCTGGTAAGAGTATGATTAGAAATATTGGTAATATAATTAATGGGATCGGTGGTGTCGTAAGTCAGGCGACACAAAACATTATGGATTTTAATTTCAAAGATTTTAATGATCCCAATGGAGAGTTTCAATCAAAGATTAAAGAGTTAGATAAAAATCTTCAAGATCTTGGTAATGATTTTGAAGATGCAAAGGTAAATGTATTAAATATTACAAATCCACCCACTGAAGAAGAAAGGAAACAAAAGGAAGAACAACCTGGAAAAGCTACTAGACCAGAAGAATCAAAAGAATATTATGGTCCTGGTGGTAGTCCATCAGGTTCTGGGCAAGGGCAAGCACAACAACGACCTGAAACACAAATAACTCCAACACCATCTGCATCTGGCACTCCAGGTGCTGGACAAACCAAAGAAATGCGAGCATTGTTGAATGTAATTGCATATGCTGAGGGTACGTCTGGAGAACCAAATTATGGGTATAATACTCATTATGCATATGATCAAACTGCAGACTTAAGTGCTCACCCAAATATTATTAAACGTGGTGGTGGACGCAATAGTGCGGCATTTGGTCGTTATCAGTTCATGCCTAGAACATGGATTGGTATTGGTGGTGCATGTAAAGCTGGTGGACCTATCCCATATACACCTGGAATGAGTATGTCTCCTGCAAATCAGGATAAGGGTGCCATTATACTTGCAAAAAGACGAGGAGTAACTCAGGCATTACTGCAAAAAGAAGGATTTAGTATGAATGTATCCGCCAGATTGTCTGGTGAATGGGCATCAATTCCTAATGCTCAGGGGCAAAGTGCATATGGGCAACCAGTTAGAAAATATAATCAATTAAAAGCCCTCTACGAAAAAGAGGTTGGAAAACCAAAACCACAGGTGCAAGCACCACCACCAAAACCTGCTCCAGCGCCACCAGTTCAACCCAAACCACAACAGCAATCTCAAACTACTGCACCATCTAGTTTGATGCCAGTGTCTGGAACCACTGGTAGCGCACAAGCACCTCAAGGTAAAGGATCTAGAGTAAGTATGGCAACTTCTCCTTTTAGAAGAGGTAGTGGTGCAGTTATTACTTCTGGGATGGGTGAACGATGGGGCCGGATGCACAAGGGTGTTGATATTGGTGCCAATCGTGGAACTCCTTTACATTCATATCTTCCTGGAAAAATATATCAAACTGGAAAGTTAGGTGCAGCAAATGATGGTGGATATGGAAATTGGGTGTCATGGAAGGATGATAAGTTTAATGCATATCATTTCTTTGGGCATATGAATACTCAATCTCCTTTAGGTCCAGGAAGAAAATTTAATGCAGGGGCCATGTTAGGAACTGTCGGTGGTTCTGGAGATGGAAATCCAAATAAATTTAAAGATCATCTTCATTGGGAGATTTCAAAAAATCAACCCGATGCAATGGGCAACTTTAAACCACCCACTGATCCAATTACTTGGATCAATAATAATATGGTTCAAGGAGTTGCTGCTGCTCCAAAATCAACTGTAACTCAGAGTAGAGCAAAAGGAACGACTATTGCAATGGTTCCAGTTCCCATTGAAACTGAAGTGCAGGTCCCAGTATCATCTGGTGGTGGGACAGGATTCAGTAAATCTAGTGGCACAGATCCATTAAATAGTATTAGAAATATCACTACAATGTACACATAATGTCAGCATCAGAATATTCAAAAATTTTACAATTTGAAATCACAAGTGCTAACGGAGAGAAAACCGTTGATGTCAGTGGTGGATTTGGTGGATATTTCACATTTTATGAGGATATATTTTCTCCAGTGATGACTGCAAATACTATCATCATGGATTCTGGAAAGAATAGTATTACCAGTAAAAAATATAATGAAACTCTGTTTTCGGGTTTACCTCTCAATGGAGGCGAAAAGGTGAAAATTAAGATTCAGAATCAGAATGATCAGATTCTAGATCTAAAATCCATGGTTTGTTATAAACCATCATTGATGAATACTAAAGATAATAAACAGACCACTGGTTTGAGTATGATTTCTGATGACTTTTTTAAAAATGAAAAGGTGAGAGTAAAGAGAAAACTAAAAGAAAACCCAACACATGAAAATGTAAGAAGTATTCTCAAGACAGAGTTGAATACTGATAAGGAGATACAACTTTCACCCGCAACATCAAAGTTTTCATATCAAGGTAATAATAGAAAACCATACACTGTCATCATGAGCATGGCCCCTCAGACAGTTGGGGATAAACCTGGAAAGGTTGCTGGTTATATTTTTTATCAAACAAGACGTGGTTATAATTTCAGATCAATTGATGAATTGTCTGCACAACCTCCAATTGAAAATTATTATATGTCAAATGTGATGCAAACTCAGTATGACCCGAAAAGTGGTAATCCTGATAAAAAAATTCTTGCCTATAATCAAGAGATGGTGGGTGACTATATGAAGAAAGCTCAGACTGGCTCTTTTGGTGCGATTAGATATAATTTTGATCCATTTCTTCAAGAGATGGATGATAATGCAACTTTTGATTTTGCACTTCAAGCAAACTCATCTAGTTTGCTTGGTAAGAATGAATATAAACTTTCAGATGAAGAAATTGAGGTTGGATCTAGGATATTTGTTGGTCTTAAAAATTCTCAAGATCCTCTCGATGCATCCAATCTAAACTTGGATTTTAGTTCATATTCCGCTTTAGCTTCAGGCAGATATAATATTCTTTTCACACAGGTGCTAAATATTACAGTTCCATCTAACTTTGATCTACATGCTGGAGATGTAATTAACGTTGATGTTCCAAAAATTGGATGCAATTTTGAATTCGACAATAATCTCAGTGGACTGTATTTAATTAAAGAACTGTGCCATTATATTGACGAGTCAAACTCCTACACATCTCTAAGACTTGTAAGGGACACGCAAGGTAGAAAAACCAAATTCGCATAAACTATCATGGACTCCATCGAAACTCACATTGCAAAGGACAAAGAAATCCTTGACAATCCTTTGACTTCTCCAAATCAACGTCGTCATATTGAATCTGAACTTCATGATTTGGAAGATTATGCAGAAAATCATAAGTCGGATATTGAAGCCGGAGATCATCATGATCCCACACCTCTTGAGCTCTATTGTGATACCAATCCAGAAGCAGATGAGTGTAGGATATATGAAGACTAATGAATTTTGATCAATCTCTACAGGCAAGTTACTTCTTAGGACGAGATGGTTTTCGGTATTGGTTGGGAAAAGTTCCCGTAACCATTGATGCCGAAAAAAATTATGGTGAGAGTGTTCGTGTAAGAATTCTAGGATACCATACAGAAGATACATCAATTCTTCCTGATAAAGATCTTCCACTAGCTCTAATCAAAAAACCAGTAACCGTTGGTGGTGATAATGGCCAATCAAGTGCGATTGTTGGTGGAGAGTTAGTATCTGGATATTTTAGTGATGGCGATGATGCACAAATACCCGTAATTGATGGTATTCTTGATAGGTGGAGTAATGCAACAACATTTTCTAAACAAGAATTGCTAGATGGTGCAAATCCATTCAAGTCTGGACCACTATATGCTTGGAACAATATTCCAAACTGGAGAATTACATCTGAGGGAAAGAATCCAGATAAAGAATCACTACTAGGAAAACAGGGTAAAACTGCAAGTCCAAGTGGTGCATTCGCTGTAAATCAAGTTAGAGATAGTACGGCAGCCGCAGGGTGGGTCCCTAGTTCTAGAAGTGTTTTGGAGGAATCCATCCTAGCTGAGGAGTTTAACGGTCCAAATAATTGTGGTAATGATGTTGTATCAAGAATCAGAGTAGAGATATCAAAAATCGTTGTAATCTTAAATGGAGTAAAGAAATACTATAACACCTATGTTGTTGGTGCTATCAATAAAACATATGATTTCATTGGACAAATAAACAGTGTAATTGAAAGCATTGCCGCTGTAATGAGGACGCTTGTCCAAAGAGTCAGAAACTTTGTTCTAAGAAAACTAAGAGAACTTTTAAGTGATGCACTAGAACTTGTTCTTGGTGATGTTTTGAAGGATATTAAGGATGCTGTAATATCTGAGATTTTGGATATTATATTCTGTATCTTTCAGACCACAATTGATGAACTTCCTGGTCTAATTGGAGACTTTATTGCGGCACTGATTGGACAACTTGCAGCTTCTCCTCTATGTGCGGCTGAGAAATTCATGAATGCACTTGTGAATAATGTGGTCAACTCTATTCAGGGAGTTCTAGACCCAATCATCGAAGACATACAAGATCTATTGAATGGAGTTTTGGATATTGGTTCAGCAATTTCAAGTGCCATTGATCAGGTACTAGGTATTTTTGGTTTCTTATGTTTAACAAAAAATTGTGTGGAGGTTACTAAGTTTAATTCAACACCTTTTGGTGGACCGACCAAGAAAATGCAAGATAACTATTCAGATTTCCTTGGACAAATAAACATCCCACCAGTTGTTGAAAGTGCGGAACAATGGTTGAATGAAGCTGGATTCACTGAAGGTGGACTTTCTAACTGTGATATTGCAAACGCCGATAAGTGTGGCCCACCATTAGTTACCGTATTTGGCGGAAATCCAACATCTGAAGCTATTGCAGCTGCTGTTATCAACAAAAAGGGATCAGTTGTTGGTGCTCTCCTTGAAAGAAGGGGTCTTGGTTATAAAAATTCACCATTTGTTGCATTCGATGACCCATGTGGAATTGGAATTGGTGCTGGTGGATATGCAACTCTTGATTCTGATGGAAGTATAAAAGATATTATCATTACAAATCCTGGATATGGTTATCTGGACGCCCCAGATGGATCCGACAATGGCGACCCCAACGATGATCAGAGAAAACCCATTGGTGGAGATGATACTGTTGGTGATGACGATGATGATGATGGTTCAAATACCATTGATCCTGGAGGTGGTGATGGAGATGGAGGTGGTGATGGAGTTAGTGATGGAGGTGTTGGTGGTCCTGGAGATGAAGAGGATACTATTGTTCTTGTTCCCGTAGTTGGATGTTTGAATGGTATTACAATCACAAATACTGGATATGGATATGCTCAAGATGATGAAATCACAACCATACCAGAAATGCCAGGATTAATTTTGGAGGGAAGATATACAGACTCTGGTCAATTGGTTGAAATTCTAATTAATGGAGAGACATGTGGATGGAAAGAAATGCCAGAGATAGAAATAAATAGTAGAACTGGTGCTGGTGCCAATATAAAACCAATTCTATCTTTTACGAAAGCAAGTGATTTTGTTGAAGAGGAAGCAGTTAGATATCAAAGTAGCACATTATCTGTTGTTCAATGTATAAGAACCTAAATGGGAAATAAAAGACCAATTAGAATATTTGACAACCAGTATGTGTCACTATTAGGTGGTCCAGGAAGAAATCCTGGAGACGGATCAGATACTGGTCGAGAATTTTCTGTATGGACAAAAGCTGGAAACTGTGAAACACATTGGAGCAATGGTGCCAAAACATCTATAACAGCAGGTCCATCTAAAGAAGTATGCAATACTGAACCACAACAGTCTGGCCAAAAAGAAGCAGTTGCCAAATCAATTTATTGTAAAAATGGTGACTTTGTTCTTGCAGTCGATGGTAATGTAAAGATTAAAGCAAAGAATATTATACTTGAGGCTGAGGGAATCTCACCCGAAGGTAAGATTGAAATGATCGCCAATGGTCATATGAATCTACAGACTAATGAGACTTTAAGAATCAATGGTGGTGAAGTTCAAGTTGTATCTGAAAAAGATATTGTTCTAGATGCCACTGGGTTTTTGAATATGATCGGTGATATGAAAAATGCTGGATCATCTACGGTCGCATCTTTGGTTGATGCATATCTTGGTGGTGGTTGGGCATCCACATTGTCTGGAATATCTGGATCACTGAGAGGAATTTAAGGATGGCTGGATCATTTAATGCTTTTACAACAGGAAAACTTCATGTTGGTGCAGTACCAAGTAGTGCAATCAGTGGATTAACTTTTAGTAGTTTTATTCCTGGTCTTCTTACTGCATCTGGACCAGCATATTTTGGTGCTTGCCCTGGCCTTGGTGTTGACATTGGAACTGTAAATATCGGACCAAAAGTTCCTGTTCCAGGAATTTGTTCTCTAAATGTACTTGGAGCACCAGTTGCAGCAAACTTAACTGGTATTACCAATGTTATTGGAACCTTTAATGTTACTGGTATTGCGACAAAGGGTGGTGCTGATGTTAAGGCATCTGTAAGTTTAACTGCTGGTGCCACTGTTGAAGCAGCATCAACAGCTAATGCTGCAAATAATGCTACTGCTGGGGACATCACATGTTCAACAATCACGGCAGGTTTTGGTGCTTTTGCTTCAGTTGCTGCACCGTTCAAACAGTTTGATATTCCTCACCCAACTAGGGGTGAGGGTTGGAGACTTGCACATGCCGCATTGGAAGGCCCTGAGATGGGTGTATATTATCGTGGAAAGACGAAAGAAAAGACTATCGAACTGCCACATTATTGGACTGGATTAGTTCATGAAGATAGCATTACCGTTCAACTAACACCAATTGGTAAGGCATGTAGCACATTACATGTCAAGAAGATTGAAAACAATATTGTCCACGTTAACCATCAGGCACAAGATTTAGAATACTATTATATTATTCATGCAGAAAGAAAAGATCTTGGTGATCTTATTATTGAGTATAGGGGTGAAAGTACAAATGACTTTAGACACTCATCAGAGAAGATAAAGAGGTCTGGTGAAACATTGATATATAAACAACACGGAAATACAGAACCACTTCGCATCTGAAATTATAATGGCTGACTCCCCTTTACAAAAAAGATATGCTGCTGAAGTAGATCAACTTAGAAAAGATAATGAATTTCTTGAAACTAGGACAGATGAGTATGATGACCGAATTAAAGATATTGTAAAGTTATCTCTACCTAGTGATGAAGATTATGCACAAACAGTAGTAAATGCAAACACTTTTTTAGGGCAAGCAGTTGCTTTTGGAAGTGAGGCATCAGGATGTGGATGTTCTATTACTATTGCTATTGGAAGTACTGTATATTACGAAGTCGCCAGAGCTGACATGGAGAATGCTAGCACTGATGATTATAATGGCAATGATCCACAAGGAGATAATGGGACTGTGGCACTCACTTCTGGATCTGGAGAAAGCACTGTTCTTGTTCAGACAAATTTTGGAAAAGGAGTTTCCCTTAGTATTGGTGTGGGTGCGAGTGCTATATTTTTAGGTATCAGTACAGTACAACCAAATCCTGGTATTTGTGCAACAATCACTTGTTCTGAATATTATACGCTTCAAAATGACGCGATAACTAATTACAACAATGCAAAGTCTCTTGTAGCAAGAGAAACAGCCGATAATAAATCATCAAAAATTAAGGCAGAAGCAAAAGAATATCGATTGCAAAGATGGGCAAATGAAAAGGGCAAAAAGTTCACTCAAGATCGAATAGATAGAATCGATGCATTCTATCCAGAGACTGAGTGAAGGCCAGTTTACGAACTGGCACATGAGGTTTGATGCCCACCCATTCATCGGTTATAATATATGGGTAATCAAGAGAAACGCCCGATGAACACCGAAACCGTTCTTGGAGTTGTGATTGACATCTGCACCCGTTCATTTGTGATTATCAGTGATGAGGGTTCTGAAAAATCTATTGAATGCGAAACTCCAGATCAGTTCATGAAAGTTCTTGCGGTTTGCACCAATAATCTAACCGAAGACCAAATTGTTTACACCGAAATCGAGGTTCTTGAAAATTGAGCAAAGATAAGAAGAAGAAGACTACACCAGAAAACGTTGCAGAAGCAAACAAATCATTATATGATTGTACAATGAATCTACCAAAGGCAGCTGATCATTGTGGAATGACACAAAAAGAAATGAAGATGACATTCAGAGAGTATCTCAAATATAATCCACCCATATGTGATATTTGAATGCTTAGTGGACTGTCGCATATTGGTTAATGCTCGCTCCTTATAAGGGCGCAAACTGGGTTCAATTCTCAGCAGTCCTATTAGCTTCCTTAGCAATCTGGGAATGCAGCAAACTCATAATTTGCCTAAGGAGAGTTCGATCCTCTCAGGAAGCATTAGGGTCCCATATTAATACTTTTAAAGTCGCTAAATACAACATAATGCAAGTTAGCGCACCTTATATCCATGCCTCTTAGTAAACTTCAAAACTTTATTAAAAATACAGAGGGTAAGATTCTTTACGTCAACCCTAATGATATCAACGCTACTGATAGTATTGAAAACCAGGGTAATTCATTATCCCAACCGTTTAAGACTATTCAAAGGGCTCTCATAGAATCGGCACGATTCTCTTATGTGAGGGGTAATGATAATGATTTGTTTGACAGAACAACAATCCTCCTATTCCCAGGTGAGCACTTTATTGATAACCGCCCTGGATTTAGGATCAAAGATGTTGGTGGTATAGCAAGAGCGATCTCTCCAGCAGGAACGGTATCTTTAGCACAAGATACTTTATCACTATCTTTGGATTCAGTTTTCGATCTTGGTGTCGAAGACAACATGCTGTACAAGTTTAACAGCTCTAGAGGTGGTACAATTCTTCCTCGTGGTACTGCAATCGTCGGTCTTGACCTAAGAAAGACTAAGATTAGACCACTATATGTGCCAAATCCAACTGATAGTGATGCATATGATACTGCACTAATTCGTCTAACTGGTACGTGTTACTTTAGAGACTTTACTTTCTTTGATGGTGGTCTAAGCACAGAGGTTTATACTGACCCAGAAGATTTCTCGACAATCAATAAATCTAGTCCAACATTCTCTCACCACAAACTAACCTGTTTTGGTTTCGCTGATGGTGTTAATATCGTTGATGGCACAGGTCTAACTGACCTTGACATGTATTATAGCAAACTATCTAATGCTTTCAATGAGGCATCTGGTAGAAATATTGACCAGAAATTCCCATCACAATCACAAGGTTTCTCCAAGAGTAGAGTTGAATGGGAAATTGTTGGCGCATTTGCAGCAGACCCAATTTCAATTTCATCTATTAAATCTGGTGATGGTGTAAGCCCATCAACACTGATTACTGTTGACACAAGTTCACCACACGAACTAAGTGTTGGTACTCCCGTTAAGATTAAGGGTGTCACTCCCGCAGATTATAATATCTCAACATTCGTAGCATCTGTCACTTCAGATACTCAGTTTACATATTTACTAGCAGATGTAGATCCCACTCTAGTGGCGACTGGAAGCATCTCTGGCGCTACTGCGACCATTGAGACCGATACAGTCACAGGTGCGTCTCCATACGTCTTTAACGTATCTCTCAGATCCGTTTTCGGCATGAATGGTATGCTTGCTGATGGTTCTACCGCATCCGGCTTCCGCTCCATGGTTGTGGCACAGTTTACGGCTGTATCACTACAGAAAGATGACCGTGCATTTGTTAAGTATAACCCAGTATCCAGAACTTATGATGGTATTGCAATTACAAAGGTAACTGGTACTCAACTCGCATCAGAATCTAGTTCCACTAACTCAAATACTGTTTATCATCTAGACAGTAGAGCTGTTTATAGAAAGGGATGGGAGACATCTCACATTTCTATGATTAAGGATTCAATCATTCAGGTTGTATCTGTGTTCGCTATCGGATTTAATAAGCACTTTAATTGTGAGTCTGGTGGTGACGCATCTATTACCAACTCCAACTCTAATTTTGGTCAAATTGCTCTTGTTTCTGAAGGATTTAAGAAAGAAGCATTCGCAAAAGATGATGAGGGTTATATCACATCAATTGTAACTCCTCAGACTATTTCAGAAGAAGAGTCTAATATTGACCTATTCACTTTGGATGTTGGTCTAACTACAACCGTTGGTGTTTCTAGCCATATCTATCTCTTTGGTTTCAAAGATGCTGATAACCCACCAGCAATTATTTCACAAGGTTATCGTGTTGGTGCAAGACAAGATGATAAACTATACGTAAATATTGATGGAACAACATATAATGCAAATATTCTAATTACTGACAATATTGTTTCAACATCATCAACAATTGCTTTTGGTTTGGGATCAAAAGAAAAGATTGTAGATATAAATGGTGTTGATACTGAAGGACGCTTTTCTACTGCAGTAAATCACAATTTACAAACTGGAGAAAAAGTTCGTATTCTAAGTGAAGATGGAGATCTTCCAGAAAATCTAGAAGAAGATACCATTTATTTTGCAATTGCAGATGGAATCAATTTATCTCTATTCAGAGTTGCATCAACTCTTAGTGATGCCCTCAAAAGCGATGGAATCACAGTTTATGGTGGAACTGGACTCAGAGTAGAAAGTAGAGTATCCGATAAAGCGGCCAATCAAATTGGTTGCCCTGTCCTATTTGACCCAAATCACAATAATTGGTTTATTCATTGTAGTGAAGGAAATGATATTTACAATGCTTTCCTTTCTGAAGGTGGTACAGTTGGAATTGGAGCACAAACCACAGAAACATTTGTTAAGAGAAGATCTGATAACAGATCACTTGGAGATAAAGTTTACAAGGTAAGATACTTTGTTCCTAAAGAATCCACTATTGGTAGAAATCCAGTAGAAGGATTTATTCTACAGGATAGTAACTCTACTGCTGCAAGAAATGACCAAGACTTTACAATTTCAACAATTGATGTTACTGATTATAATTTCAATAGAAATCCAAGATACATTTCAACTTGTTCTGTAAGTGGATCAACTGTCACCACAAGAGTGGATCTTCCACACAATCTAAATGTTGGTGATCGTATTAAGATCGTTGATGTAAAGAGTACTACTAATACAACTGGTGCAGCCTTAAGTGGATATAATGGAACATTTGAAGTTACAACAGTTCCAGATGATAAAACATTTACTTATGCTGTAACTGATGTTGATGGTAATGTAAGAGAAACTGGTGATTTCACCTCTGATATGAATAGTAGAGTTGCCTTAATGGCAAGGTATCAGAGAGTTGATAATAAGAATAATATAAGTGTCTATAGATCAGAAGTTATTCAGAGTCATATTCCTGGAATTAGTGATGGCATCTACCACTTCAATATTTTGGCAGCAAACAATACAATTGCTGAAGAATTTGATAATCTTAGTTTCCTACCAAAGATTGAAAGATTCTATCCACAGTTGGATAGAGATAATGTAGATTCCAACCCAAGGGCTGCACAATCCTATGCTAAGAGAAATCCCATTGGTGATGTTGCAATAGATGATCCAGAGAATAGCATCACTAGGGAAACCATTGATTACTTCTCAAAACTCGTTGGATATGGCAATACTGTTCTTTCATATGAGAGAAATGATGTTGTTGGTATTGCGACAGTCACTCTAGATAGACCACATAATTTCTCAGGTATTGTAACCTATTCATCACTTACTGGTGGAAGTGGATTCACCGAGGGAGATTACTATAACGTTAAACTATTAAATGATGGAACCATTGATTGGGATGGTGCAACTGCAAGAGTAACTGTTGGCTCTGGTGGTGCAGTAGATAACGTTCAGATTATATCTGGTGGTTCTGGTTATACTGATGGTGAGGCTCTAGATATTGAAGGATTTGCTGGGGCTGAAATTACGATTGCAAATTCTGGCATTTCAACCTTCACAGGAAATACAATTCAACTGACTGGTATTGGTAAAACTGACGATGGAATTTTTGAAGTTCTTTCTACTCCATCTAAAACAGAAGTATCATTCGCAGTTACAACTGGAGATCCAAATCCATTCATAGATCAATATCTTGTTGATTGTGGAAAGATTATTGGTATTAGTACAGCACAATCTTTCAGTGGTATCTCCACAATTACTACACTTGATGCTCATGGATTTGTTGCTGGATCTTCTTTCAGAATCATTGACAATTCAACCAACAATTTAGGTGATTACACTGTTCTTGAAAGAGTTGGTATTCTTACATTTACTGTCTCAACAGCAACTGATCTAACAGTTCTTTCTCCAGAAAAATTACTACCCACAACATATTCATCTAAGGGTGGTGAAATTAGTGCAGAGACAGAATCTATTGGATCTAGAGTAAATAATATCTTCGATAAAGAATATGGAACTCTGAATAATACCATTGGAGATGCTGAATCTGATGATAAAGTCAAGATTCAACTTGCAAATTCTGGTATTGGAACTGATGTAAGATTCCCCATCGGATCATTTATTGAGATTGATGGCGAGATTATGAGAATCGCCAGTGCTGAACTTTCTGGTTCTAATAATGATGAACTGAAAGTTATCAGAGGTTATCTGGCATCACAAACCAAATCACATAAAGAAGGATCATTAGTCAGAAAGATCAAAGTATCTGGTGCTGAACTTCGTAGGCCTTCAATTCTAAGAGGTTCTGGTCATACATTTGAATACCTAGGTTATGGTCCTGGTAATTATTCAACTGGTCTACCTCAGGTACAGACAATCACTCTAACTGATAAGGAGGAGTTCCTAACACAATCCCAGAAGAGATCTGGTGGTGTTGTTGTATACACCGCTATGAATAATGATGGTGATTTCTTCATTGGTAACAAGGTTATCAACCCATCAACTGGTGCAGAATCCACATTTGATGCACCAATTCCAAGTATTCGTGGTGAAGATCCTTCAGTTCTATCTGTTATCTTCGACGAAGTTACAGTTCGTCAGAGACTCATTGTTGAAGGTGGTCCTGCTAAGACACTACTATCCCAGTTTGATGGCCCACTAAGAGTTAATAATGTTGTCAATATCACTGGCAATACTAAAATTGATGCAAACCTTGAAGTTACTGGTAGATTAAAATCCAGTGGAAGTGCCGAGATTGATGGGGCTCTAAATGTTGCTGGTGTTGGTACATTTGCTGGTAAGATTGAAGGTGATGCTGGTATTGATGCTGCTGACATACGAATTGGTGTTGGTGCTTCTACTGCAACGATGACATCAATTAATGGTGAAAATCTTACACTAAGAAGTGCCACGACTAATGTATTCGTTGAGGACAATCTCAGAGTTGATGGAGAAATCACATGTGACAGAATTGAGGCTGACAATATTATTCCTGTCGGTGGTATTGTTCCCTGGGCAGGTACAGAGACCAACGCACCAAATGGATGGTTGATCTGTAATGGCCAATCGGTAAGTCAAACAACTTATGCAAATCTATATGATATTCTTACCGATGAAGGAACTGATTTCCCATATGGTCCTAATCCATCTGGATCAACATTCCTAATTCCAGATCTAAGAGATAGGTTCCTTGTAACATCTGGTGGAACAGTTGGTGGAACTGGTTATATTCGTGGTTCTACAGGTGGTCAGAGAGATGCGAGTGTGATTGACCATAACCACACTGTTACAAATGATCCAGTTGCCGATCATACTCACCCAATTAGTGTTCATAGTGGACATACCCATCCAAATAATCCAGTTAACGCTCATGCTCACAATAATGATCCAGTTGCCGATCATTCTCACATTGTCAATACTGGTGGTAGTCATTCCCATACCGTGAATGCACAAAATGCACCTCACGCTCATACCGTGAATGCAGCAAATGCACCTCATGCTCACCCATCTAGAGCTAATAATGCACCTCACAGACACTCCATCAATGGGTGGGGCGTCACATCTGCAAATAGACCAAGCGTAGTCATTATAGATGATGATAGGCAACCTAGTCCTAGAGGAGCCCAGAACACTAACACTGCTAATGCACCTCATTCCCATACCGTGAATGCACAAAATGCACCTCATGGACACCCATTGAGATCTTCTAATGCTCCTCATGCTCACCCATCGAGGAGCCATGATGGTCACGCTCACCCATCGAGAGCCGCAGGTACTCATACTCATAATAATGACCCAGCTGGAGCGCACACCCATGTTAACAACCCTGGAAAATCCAATGATCATACTTTAGGTAATAGAGGTGGACATACGCATGATGTGAATGCGGATCCCGCAGGTGATCCCGCAACTGCCAAGAATCTACCTCCATATTTCGGACTCTTCTATATAATCAAAGCTCTATAACTAAATACTTAAAAAACCATATCAATGGCAAATTTCAAGAAGGTATTTAATTTTAGGGAAGGGGTTCAGGTTGATGACCAGACCTTCGTTGTCAATGGATCCCTGGTAGGAATTGGAACTTCCATACCAGGGAAATTTTTCGATGTTAGAAGAGATGCATCTTTTAGTGGACTAACAACCTTTACCGAAGTTATTGTTACTACTGGTGCTACTTTTGAAACTGGTGCTGGTAAGAGTGTTGTTATTAGTAACTTTTCATTCACTGGTGATAGTACAAGTGGTGGTATATTAACTGCATCTTCTGGAATTATTTCATATTTTGGTGATGGTTCACAACTAGCAAACTTACCTACATCACAGTGGGTTGATGTTGATACTGGTATTGGTGTTTCTAGTGTTTATAATGGTGGAAACGTTGGTATTGCAACTTTAATCCCACAATATCAACTTCAAGTTGAAGCTAATCCTTTAGATGGCGATGGGATTGGTATTAGACAAGGAAATATATATGCTTCTGGATTCGTTACTGCATCTGGATATGATGGAAATGGTGCCCTTCTCTCTGATTTAGATGCAGATGAGATCACTTCTGGTATTCTGACTCAGGCAAGAATACCAAGACTAGAATTAGATAAACTACCTTTGATTCCAGATTTCAAACTAGAGCAGAACCAGCAATTAACTGGTGTTGTCACAGCTTTAGGTGGATTTATTGGTAGTATTACTGGTGAAGTTACTGGTGACATCATTTCATCTGGATTCTCAACATTTAATGATGGTGAGTTTAGTGGAACTTTAACTGCTATAGCATCCACAGCTCAATCACTAACTGGAACTCCTGACATTTTTGTTGGTCTAGTTTCAGCAACACATGCAGATCTTGGTGTTGCTGTTACTGTTGCTAGAGGAATTGTAACAAATGATTTAAATGTTGGTGTATTAACAGTCACAAATGGTGATGTTAAAGTTGGTGCCAATGGTATTGAGTTTAATATTATTGACGGAAAAGTTGGTATCGGAACCACACAAGCAACGACTTCTGAAGTAGTTGTTCAAGGTGCGAATAATGCACGTCTAGAAGTTGTTACACAGGCTGGATATTCTGCCCTTAATATTGGTGGAGATCTTGGAATTGGTGTAAGTACTGTTGAACTAAAATATGAGAATCAAGAATTAATCCTTTCAAATTATGCGAATGGTGATTTCTCATATTTCTTAAATCAGAATCAAGTAGATCCAAATGGTATTTTCAGATGGAAACAAGGTGATTCAAATGAAACCATCATGGTCCTCACTTCAGAGGGCAAACTTGGTATTGCAGTAACAGATCCAACTGATGAATTGCATGTAGTTGGTGATACTCTACTAGATGGTCGTCTAGAAGTAACGGGAATAAGTACATTCCAAAGTAATGTGCAAGTTAGAGGTGGTATCACATATTATAACACATCTGGCATATCTACAGCTTACGATTTATTTGTTGCAAATGATTTGACTGTAAATTCGGATGCTGTTTTTGATGGAACAGTTTCTTTACCTGAAACGACTATTTTCAATATTACAAGTGGTCTTTCAACATTTAATGATTTAGATGTATCTGGAAGTTTAAGACTACTAAATCAAACAGATTTTAACCTCAATACAACAACTGGTATTTCAACATTCAACAGTATCAACATTTTAGATACAATTACATTAACTGGAAATCTTACTAGTAATATAGATGTTACTGAAGGAATTTCAACCTTCAATGATATATCTGTTGGTGGTGGAATAACTGTTAGTGGGATGAGCACATTTATTAGTGGTCTTGCTGTTGGTGCAGCTATTACTCCTTATATTGCAGTAGGTTCTACTGATTCATTCCCATTATCTATTGGTGGGACATATGGTGTAGAAATTCCTGGTGATCTTAATGTTGAAGGATTTGTGACCATTGCATCAACAATGACACTGACGGAGGATCTTATCCTTGATGGTGGAACCATTGGTTTTGGTTCGGACCAAAATTTCTTTACAAATGCTGGAGTTAGTACTTTCAATACTTTTGTAGTGGACGATGTTCTAACAGTTGGTACTGGAATGACTATCCATGGTGCCATTAACCCAATTCAAGTTACTGACCCTGATGATGAATACTTTAACACATATGGTATTGTTGCAATTTCAACATTTACTGACAATGTTTCTATTGGAAAATCGATCATTATTGGTACTACTGATGAACCCAGATGTGTAGTGGATGTTGGATTCAAAACTGATTCTTTTGTCGCTATCTGTACTGTCGCGACTGATGTAAGAGACGGTACTCAACCTGATGGTATTATTATTCCTCCAGCTATTGAAGGTGCAATCATCTATAACGTAACACTTCAAAAACTACAGTTCTATAATGGAACTGCATGGGAAACAGTAACAAGTTCATAAGAACTTGACAAGACCTTGAAATATGTGTATAATCTGGCTTGTCCAGGATGATATGAGTCACTAGGCTTTATGAAGACTATTGAAAGGCATCGTTATGATGGAAATAAAATAACAGAGACCAGGGTTCTAGAGTTTGAGCCCTGGTCTTTTGATGATATTGAAGAAGTAATGAGTCTCATTCAAAAAGAACTTACTGTAGATCTATTAAAAGGAAAGAGATTAATGTACCCTAAAGATAAGGGTATGAATAGATTCTATGGTCATTGCTATCATTCTACTCAAGCATTATGTTTTCTTATCGATAGTAATGAGTTAGTATCATATAGCGGTGAAGATTATCGTGGTGAGAAACATTGGTGGGTGCAACATGATGACATTGTATATGACTGTACTTCTGAACAATACTGGTCAGTGAAAGAGAATCCACCATATGATACAGGAAAGAAAACTAAATGGTATGGGTGGAAAGGTAGGCCACAACAGGTATCTCTTGAGTTATGTAAGAGGGTTCTCGGGGTGAGACTCAAAAAAGATTGGATAAAGGGTTGACAGGTGGGGCGATCTGACCTATATTAGCCAAGTGATCGGGACAGGAGTTCAACTCCCGAGGTCATACGTTCTTTAAATTCATTAAATGAATCCTACTATCAACATCTCTGTAGAAGTTCTTGCCATGTGGCAAAAAGTTCTACTTACCTGTAACAATCCACTCGGTTTAACCGAAGAAATGTTGCAAGAGTCTTTAGAGACTGCACCACCTAAAGAATATTCTGGTGCTAATTTCATGGGACGTTATATTATCCCACGTCAGTTTGTTCGCTATGATGAAGCACAACAACCTCGTGATAAGAACAATGACTCTGAGCACGTTAATAACCTGACCAACAACTTCAATACTGTTGGTTATCGTAAGGAATCTCAACCTCCTATTGCTTGCTTTGATTCACAAAGCACCAGTATCTACTCACTAAGAGCACAATCTGGTTTTAATCGTGATGGTGCCCTGAACAATCTGGGTCAAGAGTGTTACATCTTTGACATTTATGAGTATGAAGATGAGTATGCTGAAGTAGTTGCTCGTAACGTAAGCAATCACCACAGCAATCCTCAGATGGATCAAAAGATCCCTGATTATGTAAAAGAGGTCGTTAACGCTAAAGAGCGTGGTCTAATTGAGAATACTCAAGATGCTATTGACGCTTTTGTTGAAGTTATTGCTGCTGATCGTACTGTAACGCAACGTAGCAAGATCAAGAAGGCTTCCTATAGCGAGTGTGAAGTTTTCAGTAACTTCCGTACTTATAATTCTACTGGACATGGCAAGAACACCTTGAATGGTTTCATTGCTGCTCAAAACCTTGCTAAACAAGGTATTGAAGGTCGCTCTAAAGAGGAGATTCAGACACAGGGTTATATTGTGTATTGCTCTGGTGCTGGTAACAACAAGTCTGTATGGGCTCGTGCTATTAGTAACTCGGTCAAGTATGGTGTACCTGTCTATGTGATAGGATACTCTCAGAATCGTGTAGACGATCTTGAAGAGTTTCGTGGTAAGTTCATTGCTGATTGGAATGAACAGAAAGAGACTTGGGTGAAGTTTGCCATGAGTATCTTCGATGATTGTGGTGAGTTTGATGAGTCTCGTATTCAAGTCAAGTTGGCTGGATTCAAGGCGCAGTATATTAAACCAGATCCTAATGATAAGGGTCGTCCTACTGAACAAAACATCGTCGATATGTATGGTAGTTCTATTCAGTTTGATCCTAAAGCTGACTGCATCACTCTGACTCAACCCTGAGTCCATGTGACAATCTGCAAACTGGTTAGGGGGGCCCTTCACAGGGGCCCCCTTTTCTGTTATAATAACTGTATCAACGCAAGAGAGCATGACCACCACCCTTCGCCCACACCAGCGCAAAGCACTGAATGCGATGCTGGTATATGACAAGGGTCAGGTCATCATCCCCACGGGTGGTGGTAAAACAATGTGCATGATTCACGATATTATTGAGAATCAAAAGTAT